CTGTGTTGGACAATCTTATCAAAGAATTTATACAAGCTGTGCATTTCTTCTCTAATGCCATCAATATATTGAACGATGGCTTTTGCATCTTCACTACCTTCACCAAATCCTTGAGTAAACGCTTCGTCTTTCAATAACAATGCCGGAACATCACTAGCCGCCGCTACGTTAGCAATGATGTTGTCTCTTGCTGTAGTCATTGCAGTTGAAGTATTATTTAAATCAATCGCTTCAATTTCTTCATCGATGTCAATTGATAATACATTACCTGTTGCACCTTCTTGAAGGTAAGTACGTTTAATACCTGCCGCAGTTTGCATTAAACGATTGACAATCGATCCTGCTGGTTTTTGTTTTGCAATTAACAAACCTGCTTTAAATGTAACCAAATCATCTGTAATCATAGATTGAACAAACGACTTTAATGGATACAAAGCTCTTTGGAATACTGATCTTCCTGTAAATCCAAATGCAGATTGTTGAAACGATAAGTAAATAGGTGTTCCATTAAACAATACTACTGCACGACTTGGATGGTATGGTTGACCTGCCGCAGTTGTGTAAGCTAAAGGCTTTTGGAAATCTGGCGCATTTGGGTTTTGATTCGTAACAATAGAACCTGCCAAATTTAAAGGATCAAGCTGATTAAAATAAAGATTGAGATCAGGTAGCTTCCAAGGATCGATAGGTTGGTCAGTTGGAATGTTATCTGCACCATATACAATAGCAGAAGCACCATAGACACGTTTTAAATACATTGTGTCTCTAATGTGTGCAGTTGCTCCTAAGTTTTCCCATTCCTTATTAAATGCGTCCACAAGCATATCTTTAGGTTCGGCATCAACAGTAATTACTCTAGGTTTGGATAAAGCTAATTTAATTGGCTTTTCGACTAACTTACCACCTAAAGGGTGAAATTCCCAAATGAGCTTACAAAGTTGATAACCTATATCAGAGCCTGGTACGATTTGTTCTGCTGAAAGCAAATCCATTAACTGAGAACCTATCGCAGTACTTGTGATCGATGTATAACTCATTTTTATCCTTTAGAAACCATACTTATCACCAACACCAATAGCTATTCCATAAGTAAAGCAGTCTAACAAATCATCAGCTCTTTTGTAAGCATCTTTGTCACCAATTTTAAAATTAGTTACTTGAACAAGTAAATGATTTCTTGTTGTGTTTTTGAATGTTACTACTTTGTCAAAAGCATATTGACTGATTTTAACCTTTTCCTGATGAAAATGACCAGACACACTAATTGCTCTTTCATCTTTTCCAACTGAAGTTAATTTTGAATCAATAGGATGAGTATTCCAACCTCTTGTTCGTCCTTGTTGTAATAGTATAGCTCCTGTACTTGCATCTTCAATAAACAATCCAACATCACCATGTCTGGCTTGAGTCAACTTTGCAAGTTCTTCTAACCGCATAAACACATTTGGAATATAGGCTTCAAGTAAAGCACCATCTATTTGTAATACATCGTAATCTAATATTACCAATGGATGACCATAATACTTATTAAGACCAAAGTAAACTACAGCAGTACCATCGTGATCTTGACCACCTTTGATTGCTGTGTCCATAACTGCAAACACCCCTGTAACTTTCTCAGGATAAGGTACTGGCAATCCATTTACCAATAGTTTATCAATAGAGAAAAATGCTTGGCCTGCCCAATCTACAAATTCAGCTAAATACTCTTGTTTGTAAACTAATGGATGGTTTTCTTTTTCAAGTTTTGCTAATTCTTCTTGAGGAAGATAAGGGTTTGCATGGGTTGGAGCATGATGGTCAATAAACCCTAATGAAGAATCTTCACCAATACGATAAAAAAAGTTTTCTTCATCTATTCCATTTGGTGTACTTAAAACCCAACAATCTCCACCGTAATCAAGCAAAGTAGGCTTAATACTTGTATTCCAAATGTGAAGCATATTGGATTTTGTAAATGCCGCTTCGTCAATGATAACTCTATGATATTTTCTACTTCGACCTGCTCTATCGTTTTCTAACGTCCAAAAGTCTACTCTACCACCACCTTCAACATTAAAAATGCCATCGATCTTACTAGCTGATGTTTTTACTTCGTGAAGCATATCAGCAATTTCGTTATAGGCTTCAGCAAGAATCTTGTATTGAGGAACAAACCAACCTACTCGTTTACCTTCTACTGCATATTCACAAGCAAGCATTTCAGCCATTAATGTTTTGCCATATCTTCGTCCACAACGTACTCTATTGAACCTACCAGCGTTGTTAAATATTCTCCATTGATCTGCATGAGGTATTGGCAAATCAACCATTGTGGATGTTTCTAGATCATGCATCTTTGTTAAACCCACCTCTGATTACAATTACTTTCTTACCATCTATGTTTGATTCATCATGGTTTTCTCTCCAACGACCTTGAGTCTTTAAAAAGAAAAACATTGAAGCATTGTCACCATTTCGAGCTTTGTTGAATAAACTTTGAGCAATCGTAGCAATAGCATCAGCCTTACCCAAGTCTTGTTCTCGTCTGTAATATTCATTAAGAGTAGGCACACTTATGTCTAGCTTGTCTGCTATTTGCTTTTGTGTAAGACCTACTCCTGATAATGCTTTGACAAGTTTTCTACTTGCTTCAGATGGTACATGAGCTGGTCTACCTCGAGTTTCGACTTTTTCTTCTTCCATCTTTTATAACTTAAAAATAATACTTATAGAATCATCGAATACTCATGTATTTGTGTGTTTGTAAAGAAATTTTCCATCCATTTAAAATTGCTTGGTCTATACACAATTTCGTAGCTGATTTACTTTGACTGATTGGTTGTAACCAAATAGTTTGATTAGCAGAAGTATTAGGGATTATTTTTAATTTTAGTTTATTAATGTCTGCTAACTTTCCTACTGGGAATTTGATCTCATTCACTCGTTTGAAGTTATCCAAATATACTTCAGTTCCTCCAGCCATGTCTAGTTTAGGGCTTAATGTAATAAATGAATCTTTGTGTGCTTTGATTTCTTTAATTCCAGCAGTTTCGATTTGTACTGTTCTATTAGAATTGATAATTGCAGTAGTAAGTCCAGTTAGATCATAGATAGATGGTTCTCCTCCAGTAATCACAATATGTTTTGCTTTGTAGGTTTTCAACAACAACATTATTTCTTCAACAGACATTTTTGAATACGTATCTTCATCTTCTGTCTTTTTGACCATATTAATGATAGGGATTAATTTATTGGTCATGTGCCAAGTATGTTTTGTATCACACCAATGACAACCTACAGGACAACCTTGCAGTCTAATAAATACTGATGGTGTTCCGGTAAAACTTGCTTCACCTTGAATTGTTTCAAATATTTCGTTAATTGGATATTCGTTCATTTAGATGGTCCTGTATAAATAGCTGAATTAGCTCCATGTTCAAATACTTCAACTGAAACCAATCTAACTCTTGGTTTATAAAAGTTTTCTTTTAACCATTGATTAGTCATGTCATAAGCTATCTCAGCAAACTTTTCACAACCATTGTCAGGAACAATCACCAAATCTAATACTCCAAGCTCTTGACCTTGTTTAAAGTAATCTAAATGCGGATCGTCTACTGCTACAACTACTTTATGATCGAACATATTTTCAATTTGAGCTTTTAAAGTTTTAAGACCTCCAAAGTCAACTACCCAATTACGTTCGTCTAATACATCTGACTCAAATGTTAATTTAAAGCCTAAAGCATATCCATGAATTTTTTGGCAATGAGAATGTGCTTTCCATTGTCTAAAGGCGGCAGAGATACCTATATGGTTTCCATAAGTCTTAGTTGATTGATAACTCATTTGACTAACCTCAAGAATTCATTTTTTAAATCTCTATTGTTTTCAAATTGACCTCTCATAACTGATGTAGTCATCTTTGTTTCTGTTTCTTTAACTCCACGCCATGTCATACATTGGTGAGTAGCTTCCATTAAGATTGCCAATCCTTTAGGTTCAATCATAGATTCAATAATGTCTGCAAGTTGAACAGTTGATTCTTCTTGTATTTGTGGTCTAGCCAAGACCCATTCAGCTAACCTTACGAATTTACTAATACCAATTACTTTATCGCTTGGCAATATACCAATCCAAAGTTTTCCAGTAATAGGTACAAAGTGATGACTACAAGCTGAACGAACAGTTATAGGTCCTAATGTATATATTTCGTTGAGACTTTTAGCATTTGGAAAGTCTGTAATGGTAGGCATTTGTTCATATCTACCTTTAAACACTTCACGAACATACATCTTTGCAATACGTTGTGGAGTTTCATAAGTATTATGATCGTTTTCAGAATCAATTACTAATATATCTAATATTTCTCTAAACTTAACTTCTAATGCTTCTTGAATTGAATCAATATCATTTTTAGACAAGTATTGTGAAATGTTATCGTTGGCGAAGTAAGTTCCACCAGCTTTAGTAATTTTGTCAATGATTTTAGTAGACATTGTATTCCTTAGTAATAGTTGCTCCACATTCGTTGTCTTCACTAACACTTGCTGTGAATGTTCTATAATACTTAGAAGATAAATCTTCAGAAAGTTTTCGAGCCATCATTTCACAACTCATATTGTTCATTTCGCCATCTTTGAAAAATTGTTTTCCTTCATCAATTAGATCGTGAAATTCAATTTCTCGATCATCGTGATCTACAGGACAACGAAGCTCAACATAAAAGTTATGACGATGACGATTTTTTAAATAGTCTCTATGTTCGGTTGCATCTTTCCAATGATGAAATCCTTCAAACGAAAAACGAACAAAAATTTCTGCTTTCATAATGGCATCCTATGGTCAGTTTCTAATACTTTCTCAACTTCTAATATCGACTGTCTCCAGTTAATCAAATCTATTTTGCAATTGTTTGCACAGATTTGAACAGTTTTTTTATAACTTTTTTCTGGATCGTTTAGATCATAACGGAATACTCTTTCTTCTACAGAATCCCATGCTTTTAAACAAGCTCTTGTTGGCATATCCATCCATCTAACTGTTGAAATCCAACTAGAAGAATCACAACTGTTTAATGGAAAAGCATTTGAATGTTCATTAGGCGTCATTCCCAAACAATGTATCCACAAATTAGGATACTTTCTTTTTCTTTCCCACATTGTTGCTAGTAATCGTTTTCTAGTTTCATTTTGAGCTTGTACAACATTACCTAAACAAATGCGATCATATCGTTCAGCCAAGTAATCAAAGTAGTCCCATCCATCTACCAATGGGTGATAAACAGGAATTGGATTAAAGCCTAACTTATGAAGCCGATCTCTAGTCTTGATTTTGTTATCTTTACCACCTTGATCGATTTCAATATATCCCCAAGCTCTATCTCCAATTTCTTTTACTATTCGAGTGTATTTGTCAAACAAATTGTCAAAACCATCAATTTCAGTTGGAGACAATGCTAATACTTTGTCCATTGATATGTTATTAGCTCTTGAATGTTGCATTGTTAAATTAAACACTCCTGAGTCAATAAATACTTTTTTACCTCGACTTACTGCATCAAGAAGAAACTGCTCATCGTCAGCATTATGAATTTCATTGACCGCAGTTAATATATGATCGTAGTAATCACATACATCTTGTTTGTTAAAATAAGATGGAGAACCTGCTAAAAAATAAACATTTTGTTCTTTGTAATCCCATACGCCACCAGTATTAATCATTTGCTTTCCTTACCGAAAGTGTACCGTTAATATCTTGGTAACGATCTATGATAAGTGAAGCAATGTATGTATCTGGCTGAACAATAACCAACTTAAAATCTTTTGCTTTTTTAGCTAAAGCAGAATAAATACCAGCATAAGGCAATAACAAACAATCTTCTTGATTTAATTCTTTGATCCACAAAGGCCATTCTCTTAAAACGTCAGCACAAATTAAAACGTGCTTGTCGCCAAGAATCCATTTATCATGTTTTTCAATTTGATTTCTTGGTTCGTCAATTGAAACATCTAACTTGTCTAATACACTTTCTTTTTCTACTTGAATTTCGCCATCTTCTTCATTCAATATATTATTTATTTCTTCTTCAGTAAAGCCTAAAAGATCAATGTCGAAATCTTCGTTTTGTAAATTTACAAGTTCTAATCCTAATAGTTCTATGTCCCAATCGGCATTCATAGCTAATTTGTTGTCAGCGATAATATAAGCCCTTCGTTGTGTATCAGTTAAATGTTCTAGTCTAATACATGGAACAGTTTTTAAGTCTAGTTTTCTAGCCGCCATCAAACGTCCATGACCAGCAATAACAGAAAGTTCTTTGTCGACAAGTATTGGGTTATTAAAACCAAACTCTCTAATACTTGATGCAATTTGAACTACTTGTTCTTCTGAATGTGTTCTTGCATTGTTAACATAGGGAATCAATTT